ATTCAACGCGGTCAACGGTGCCAGCGAGACTCGCCTGTATGGCAGCAAAGCCTTTGACGCGGAGCTACGCCTTGACTTCGTGACGGGAGATGCCGATACAACCCTGCTGCTTGAAAGCTGGCACAACTCAAAAGGCGGTGCGTACACGCTGACCCTGCCGTCTGAAGTTTTTACTGGAGTCAGCCAAAACCTTAAAGATCAAGTCCCGACTTACCTAAACTGGCGCTGGGCTGAGATGCCCTCAGTCGAATCACTCTTTCCCGGACGGTCTAGGGTGCAAGTACGACTCGTAGCCACTTTGGACGCTTAATCATGGTCCTTACCGGAGCTGACGGACAACTCAGGTATCAAGGGGCAGTTGTCGGCAAGGTGCGTGATTGGAGTATCACAATCACAAAGGATGCACTTGAGGACACTGGAATAGGAAGCTACGACAGGACGTACATCCAAGGTCTGCGTGGCACTACAGGAAGTGCAACCGTGCTATACGACCCAGCCAACGTCGACGCAGCAGCTTTCCTTAACTCAATTTTCCAGAACACCGAAAACACTGAAACCGCCGATTTCGTGTTCAATCGACACGACAACAAGTCGTTCTTTTGCACTGGTTTTGTAACCAGCGTCAGCCCGAGCATCAGCGTGGGTAGCGTGCAAGCTGTGAGCGTTAGCTTCCAAGTATCTGGTAAACCAACCGGAGCTTTCTAATGGCTGTTCTTGGTATCGGCGGCAGGCTGTACCTCAAGCGTGACGCACCGGACGCCTGCTTAATTGACTCGTCTGCAGTTGACGGCGCTCGTAATGCCATAAGCAGCATTTGCCCTGGCTACTGGTCCGGCGACAAGGTGATTGTCTCGTGCCTGCCCCACGGCACCGGAACATTTCCGCCCAACCCTGATGGGTATGGGATGTACTACTACAGCCAGTATTACCAAGGTCCAAATCGGACCCACATCACCGACTTTACGGATACTTTTTACAAGACTGGAACGCAGGCATACCCCGACGGACAGGAAGCGGATGATGCGCAGTTTTATGCGCGCCCCGGTGACGTTTCCGGCGGTGACACCATCGAGGATTGCACCGATGGTGAATACTGGATTCACATCGACGAGCTAGGTGGCGGCAGCTTTTACACCAGCCGTGCGGCCGCTTTAGAGGGCGACCCCGATGACCGGGTTTCCCTGTTTGGCAATGTCGCCGGCACGATTGGTCTTGCCCCATTCGGCAGCTCAGATTTCAACAACGCCTTCTGGCGCTGTGTCGTCAGCTTTGGGGAGTACGCCTTCAGCGACGCGCAGGACATCGTCTCACTTGACAGCGTGTGTGCGGACGCGCCCGAGTACGAAGCAGTCGTATACGACTCAGACGAATACGAGAACGCAAACGTATTACCGCGCAGTGCAACTGCAGGACAAACGGCTCCTTATTGGCAACTGATTTGTGATGTAGCCAACTGGTCTTTAGAACTGTCCGCACCAAGCGTCGATACCACCGCCCTCAGCGAAAAGTTTGGCGAATCCGTCAAATCGCTTGTAACTGGAGGCGGTTCGGTTGAATTCCTGATTGATCGAAAGGGATTTGGAGATGAAGAGGACAATGGAACGACCCTTATGAAGCTGCTGCTCATGACTGAGCGCGGCTGTAAGGCATCTGCCCGTTTTTATGTGGTCAATCGAGGAGGCGGGGTTCAAGGTTCCGGTTTGCAGGTTCCGGGAGACCTCTATTACGCAAGTGAATTGCTTGTAACAAGCAGTGCAGTGAACGTTAGGCCTACTGAAATCGTTGCGGGCACAGCAAACTTTGTTACGACGGGTGAGATTAGACTGCTTGAAGCAGTCCAGACCGTGGTCCAGTGACCAAGATCACCCGTGCCGGTCAGTCCGGGTCGCTAGGCGACATCAACGTTCCCCAGTCTGGCTTTAGGGATCAGATTGATGCGCTGACCGACGCGGTTCGTCAGCTTGGCGGTAAACCCGAAATTGAGCCTGGTGCTGGCACGGTTAATGATCCGCTGAATGCGCAATACGTCCTTTACGTAAACCCCCAAATCGGTAACGACACTTTTGTGTCGGGGGACTACGCCAGTGCTGACGACGGCACCCAAACCCAAAAGCTGCGCCGCATTGCGCTGCAGCGCTTGGAGTGTGGATACACCGAAGCCCGTCCCTTCAAGACGATCAACCGTGCCGTCATTGAAGCTGCGCTGATCACCAGCCGCAGTTGGCTCGACCCCGCAGCAGGTGACGATCTCGTTTCGATCATTCTGGCTCCCGGCGTCCACACGGTTTACAACGGCACCGGCTCCAGCACGATCGACGAGTGGAGCGCCACCTTTAATCCCACTCCGGCTCAGCTTCAGCAGTACAACGACAACACTGTTGGCGGCCTAATCATTCCGCGTGGCGCCTCGCTAATCAGCTTGGATCTGCGGAAAACCGTTATCCGCCCTGACTTCGTCCCATCTCCGACTGACGAGGCAGCTGACTACAGCAACCGCCGCTCGATCTTCCACGTCACTGGTGGCGGCTACTACTTCGGCTTCACGTTCAAGGACAAGGCCGGCTCCACCACCAGTCACCACCTGCTGGATTGCTTCCAGTTCACCAGCGAAACCCAGCTCGATAACTTCTACGCAAAGATTTACGCGCAGCTTGGAACGCTTGGTGGCCTAAGCGAAGCCAACGCTGACAGCCGGGAAGTTGAGTACCAGATCACTGGCCCGCAACCTCCGACTGCTGCGGACACCGTTGACACGGTCAACAGCGCTAGCCCCTACATCTACAACTGCTCAAACCGTTCTGTTTACGGTCTGTGCGGCATTTTTGCCAATGGTGCTGCGGCCCAGGGCTTCAAGTCCATGGTTGTGGCCCAGTACACGGGCGTGTCCCTGCAGCGGGACATGAACAACTGGGAGAAATACTCCTCTGGTTCGTGGACGCTGGTCGATGACTACGACGACTACATCGCGCAGGATCCCGACAACGTTCGGATGAAGCCCTCGCGGCGCTCGTTCCACATCCGCGCCGTCAACGACGCAATTATCCAAGAGGTCAGCGTCTTTGCAATCGGCCAAGGCGTCCACCACTGGGTTGAAAACGGCGGCGAGCTGACCGTCACCAACTCCAACTCAAACTTTGGTGGTTGCGCAGCTCTGGCCGAGGGCTACAAGAGCGTTGCATTTGATGCGGACTCCAACTGGGAAGTCAACCGCATCCGCGTTGCCACCGACCTCAGCGAGAAGACGGGCAACATCAAAACGGTCACGCTGGGCAAGATTGCCAGCGGCGTGAGCAACACCGCCACCACGATCACGCTGGAGCTTGATCTCGAAGAGGGTATTTACGACAGCGAGATTCCCCGCGTACTGGAGCGCGACGGTTACACGCTGTTTGAAAACTCTTTCCTCTGGGTCACCAATAGCCGCTCGGCTGATTACCGAGCACCGCTGTCTGCCGTTGCGTGGTCTTCTGCAAACCCCAACCAGCTGGTTGTTACAGCGGCATTTGAAAACGAAGACGGCACTGCACCTGGCGATCCTGTTCTCGACAACCTCGGCAACCCGATCGGCATCAACTACCCCGATCTTGCTGGAGCGAACGTTTACATCCGCCGTATTCAGGACACTCGAACTGCCGCCGAGCGTCGTTACGCACTGCTGAACTCCACCAGCGTTTCCACCACTCGTACGCCTCTGCGCGACTACGTGCTGCAGACCAACACGGCTGCTTCGCACATTGACACCACCATTCCCAACACTGCTCTGATTGGTGTCGCTACCTCGGCTGCTGTTACCGACACAGCTGGCAACGACTCACTGGTTGAACTGCGTCGCCTCAACCCATCTAACACTTGGGTGTCTGGCACGTATTACCGGACCGGCGACGTTATTCGCACCGGAAACAAGCACTACAACTGCATCCGCGAGAACGTTGACACTGTCTTCGATGTCAACAAGTGGACCGAAGCCTACGTCCACATGGAGGAGGGCTACAACGCCGAGGACTATTTCAAGAACGTCCAGCCCTCAATCACCTTTGACAACGACACCGACGGAACGGTTGATTCAACCACTCTCGGTTACAACTTCAGCACTGTCTGGTCCACGGATGCAAGAGTTCGCGCCCAGTACCGTTCATCGACTGACTACAAGGGGATGCACTCCTTCTTGGTCAGCATCGGTTTCAGTGCAGCGGATGCGCACACGATTTTGCTGCCCAAGACGGTTGCCAACCGTGACCGCAACCCGGCAGCAGCCCTAGACGGTATTGCCAACCCGAGTGGCGCAGCCAACGCTTGGGCTAACTGGTCGATCGAGTTCCGTCGCCCGTCAAACATCCGCCTGTTTGGCCACGCCTACGAGTGGGCCGGCTACCTCAACTACTCGAAGAGTTTGCCCGCGTACCAGCGGGACCTGAGCGCCAGCAACAAGTTCACCTATTACTTCACCAACCAAAACGCAGGTCGCGTCTACGGCAGCGGCTTCAACGAAGAAGGCTTCTTGGTTACCCCTCAGGGCATCCAAGACCTGACCACAGGTGAAGAGTCCAGCTTTGACTCTCTGGGTGGATCGCAACCGACTGACGAGATTGAGTTCCCCACCTTCTACGACAGCCTTAGCGCCAACACCCTTACGGTCAACACCGAACTGGCGCTGAGTGGTTCAGTCACCGGAGCACCGAGCTGGGATGGCGGGTTTGGTGGTGTGCTTCCAGCGCTGCCCCAAGCAAGCGAAACCCAGCAAGGCATCGTCGAACTTGCCAACCAAACGGAAACCGAGGCTCTGTCCTCCAACGCTCTGGCAGTCACTCCGTTTGGCCTGTCTGGTGCGCTGACCGATCTGCAGACCACAATCATTGCTCAGATCACAAACCAACTGGTTCCGGTTGGCAGTGTCCAGCACGTTGTGGGTTCTACTGCTCCAACGGGTTGGCTAATCGCCAATGGCGATGTTGTTCCCAACGGCAGTGGAACAGTCCAAGGTGTAACTGCCAATTTCTCGGCACTGTTTGCGGCACTTGGCACAACGTACGGAGCAGCCGGCGCACTTCCCGACCTGCGCGGTCAGTTCATCCGTAGCTGGAACTCTGGCGCAAATGCTGACGGTGACACCTCGGCACTAGATACGGGCCGCGTCCGTGGTTCTGATCAGGACGACGCAACCGCCGCACCGAACACAGCGTTTACCGGCAGCACCAACACGACTGGTAATCACAGCCACTCTTACGACCGCACTGGCGAAAACAACGCCAGCCGCGATCCGGGCGCTGCCGTTACCAACCAAGGCGCTGGTGCGCAAAACACCAGCACGGCAGGTAACCACTCTCACACCGTCACAATTAACGGCGGCGGTGACGCAGAAACTCGCCCAACTAACGTCGCCCTGCTTGCTGTTGTTAAGTATTGATCGCTAGAGTGTGGGCACCCCTGAATAGGGGTGTCTTCCGACTGAATAGTCATGGCTGTCCAGCTAATCCTCAAGAACAGTTCTGTTCAGGACAAAGAGGCAACAGCGCTGCAGCTGGCTAACGGTGAGATTGCGCTCAACTATCACCAGTCGGGACCATTCCTTCAGTGCAAAGACAGCAACGGTGATGTCTGGCGCATTGGCGGCGTAATCATTGGCGCCAACGCACCAAGTTCACCCAGCAAAGGTGCATGGTGGTTTAACGCAAGCACTGACGTACTCAAGTTCTACGACGGCAGTACGTGGAACGAAATCTTTGTCAACAGCATTGTTGACGGCGACATCGACGCAAACGCTGAGATTGCGGTCAGCAAGTTGGCCGACGGCACTGCACGTCAACTTCTGCAGACCGACGCAGCAGGCACCGGCGTTGAGTGGACCGACAACGTTGATGTCCCTGGAACGCTGGACGTTACCGGCGTCGCCACTTTTGACAACAACGTTGTCATCACCGGCAACCTGACGGTCAATGGCACGACCACCACGATCGACACGACGACGCTGATCGTCGAGGACAAAAACATCGAGATGGGGTCTGTTGACAGCCCCACCGATGTGACTGCCGACGGAGGCGGCCTGACTCTGAAAGGCGCTACCGACAAGACATTTAACTGGGTCAACAGCACCGATAGCTGGACCAGCAGCGAGAACGTCGATCTTGCCAGCGGCAAAACTTACAAGGTCAACGGCACCGACGTACTAAGCGGCAGCAGCTTGGGTTCCGGCGTGACCGGCTCCAGCCTGACCAGCGTTGGCACGATTACTAGCGGCACCTGGAACGGCACTACGGTTGCAACGGGCAGCGGTGGTACGGGCCAAACCACTTACACCAACGGTCAGCTGCTGATCGGTAAAACCGACGGAACCTTAAATAAAGCGACGCTGACCGCTGGTACGAACATCAGCATTACTAACAGTGACGGCGGGATTGAGATTGCAACGTCCGGCGCTGGCATTAACAACGTTGTCGAAGACACCACACCTCAACTTGGTGGTGACCTAGACGTTCAAACTCACGCAATCAACACGTCTACTACTGACGGTGACATCGACCTTGACGCTAACGGCGCTGGTCTGATCCAAGTTACTGAGTTCAACCTCAGTCAAGTTCCGATTGTCACTCAACACGATATTGGTACTGCTGCTAACGAGGTTCCGCTTAACGGAATGCTTGGCGGTATGGCGTTCCAAGATCCGGCAAGTGTCAGTGTTGACGACATTACTGTTACAGATACAGCAGACATCAACGGTTTAGAGGTTGATAGCTCTGGTCGTGTTGGTATCCAAGATACCCCTTCAACAGCTATTGCCAGTTATTTACAAATTGGCCCTGCTGGTGCTGTAGGAAGTGATCATTCTTTCTATAATTACGACACTTATCTTGCAAACAATGCTTACAAAACTGGTAACAATCAGTGGTCAGCATTGACTACTCGTTCTTCTGCTGTACTTCAACTTGACAATAACGAGTTTATTTTTAAGTCGGCAGGATCTACAACAGCTGATAGCATTATTAGTCTTACTGAGAAGTTAAGAGTTCAGTCTGGCGGTGGCATCTCCTTCAACGGCGACACGGCTGCTGCTAACGCGCTGGATGATTATGAGGAGGGGACTTGGACGGTAAACGTCTATGACGCAGCGTCTGGTGGCAATGTTTCTGTTACGACAACTACGGGATACTATACAAAAATTGGCAGATGTGTTTCTTGTCTTTTTACAGGCATAACTAATATAGACACGACAGGAATGACTGCAGGAAATTTAGTTTATGTGTCCTTACCGTTTGTGTCTAGTCTTTCTACCTCAGCATTGCCAGGCGGTACTTTGTTTCTCGAGGGGCTCACTTTACCAGCATCTAATACATATGTTACCCCAGTCTTGTCGTACGGCCATGGAAGATTTCTTATTTACACAGGAGGGGCTAGTGGAGGACCGAGAACGGCACTTACCGTTGGAAATTTGACTAGTGGAACAACGGACTTTAGGTATTTTCAAATGACATATTTTATCTAACAAAAAGCCCGCAACGGCTAAAAACTAAGCCTTAAACCTGTCTCATCTGGAGGATGACCCTAATGGCTTTTACTGAACGCTCTGAACACAAGATCGAAATCATCCCGCCCTACTCCATCCTTCAATGCCGTCGTGCGGACATTGTTGAAAAGGATGGTGTCGAGGTGGGACGCCAATATCACCGCCACGTCAAGAATCCTGGCGACGACATGACCAACGAGTGCGCCGAAATGCAAGCGGTTGCTACGGCACTCTGGACCGCTGAAGTTATCGCCGCTTACGAAGCTAGCATTCAAGAGCAGGGAGTCTGATAGATGACCATCAAGCAGCTGTTTCCGACCCAACGCCCTGCGCTGGACCTTAACTTCGCTCGGCAAAAGCGTCTGGACTCTCGTGTAACTTTCACACGCGCTTCGACTGGAACGTATGTCGGCAGCGATGGACTGATTAAAACAGCTGCTGACAACG